GATTGTGTTGACCGTAACGTAGAACACCTTGAATTGATGAAGGCTAAGACCGATTGGGGCAGCGAGAGCATGACCGCAACTACTTCGGCTATAACGGCTGGGAATGCCTACACTGCGAAATAAGGAAGACCCATGAGTGAAGAAGAAAAGGTAACTTGGACAATCGGTGAAGATGTTTTTGATCCCGAGGACTTGAGCAACGAGAGTAGGACACATTTTATCCAGGCATCTAACCTGCGGAATGTGATAGCCAACTTAATGCAGGAGCAAGCAAACACTCATGAGTTGATTGTTAATACTAAAATTGCTCTAGAGTTCCGTGAAGCTGCGCTGCGCTCATCGATCACGATTGCTGAAGTGTTAGCCGAACCAGAACTGGAAGCCGCTGATGGCTGAGAGCATAGCGAATAAATCGCTCAAGAAGATTGAGATCCATGAGGCCGAGTGCAAGGTCAGGTATGAGTATATACAAACTCGGCTTGATGAAGGTTCGGCTAAATTTAAGAAGCTTGAATCGATGATATGGGGGGTGTATCCCTTCTTACTTGCATCAATCGTTGTTTCTGTCTGGCTGAAATAACATGATCGGCGAGGTCGTGCTGGCGCTGCAAGCCGTTAATGCGCTGGCGAGTGCGGTATCTGAGAGTGCAGGGCATGCTTCCACTCTCGGTAGTATCGTTGGTAAGCTGACCAAGACCAATGAAGCCATCCAGACTGCTGAGGCGCACCACCACGGCAAAATGAGTCAGAAGGAAGCTTTGGATATCGCTCTGGCCAAGAAACGCACCCAGACCATCCAGACTCAGATCCGGGATCATTTGATGATGGCAGGATTAAATGACGTTTTGCAGGATATGGATAAAATTATGTCCGAAAGCAGAATCCAACATGAGAAGGACATGGCTGCATTAAAGAGGAAACGGGCTGAAAATAGGAAGCTATTGGGCGAGATAGGCCAGATTTTTGGTATTTTTACAACGCTTGGCGCGGCAGCATTGGCCGCAGTCTGGGCATGGTTTAAGTTTAAATGATGCAAGATGATTCTCGCGTTTTTATTGGTCGTTACAGTTGCAGGAGAGAAAGTAAGTGATGACAGTATGCTATTTAAGAATATTTATCGGTGTAACGCGTTTGCTACAGCGATTGAGAATGGAAAGAAATCACCGAACGACAGTAGACGGAACCGACAACAGAACATAATTGCTTACTGTGTTCCAAAGATGGTAAATGAAGATAGTAAATTTTGGGATTGAATATGAGTCCGAAGAAATTTGAAAAGGGTAGCCAGTTTGAGGCATTTGACCTTGATAATGACGGCACTGTAACAGATGAAGAGTTAGCTCGTAGTCAAACCATGCTGGAGCTGGAGTTACGGGAAGAGAAGGCCGATAGCCAGCGCAGAATGGCGTGGGTTGCGGTGATCAGCATGATCGGCTATGCGCTCTTACCGCTAATGCCTTTTGTACCTGAAGATAGGTTATCAACTTTGGCGAGCTTGAGTGATATGTTGTTTCTGAGTCAGGCATCAATCGTCGGGCTGTACTTTGGTGCAACCGCCTATATGAACAAGAAGTGATGTGGCAGATATCGATGGTCTTGGGAGTAGGACTGATCTTGGCAGGTGGTGCGTTTAAGCTGTATTACGATAAGGCTGAGGCGGAAAAGGCAGCATTACGAGGAGAGTTACAGCAAGCCATCTCTAATCAAGCCATCTTAGAAGGTGAGATTGAAAACCAGAATGAAGCGATTGAGAAGCAGTTGGCTAAAGAGAAAGAGAATTTTGCGAAGATAGGCCAATTAACTGAAGCTGCCAGGGCGGCTGAAACGGAGGTGACCACCATCAGAAAAGCATTTGCTCGTCACAATCTGGGTAACTTATCGATTAAAAAGCCCGGATTAATTGAGCGAATCATTAACAAAGGGACGGTGAAGGTCAATGAAGAATTGGCTCTTATTACTAATCCTAGCCAGCTTAACTAGTTGTGCGCTAGTTCGGCCAGAGCCAGTACCACAGGTTAATCCGGTTGAGATTATAACGATTGAGAAGCCTGCGCCCGTCTATCACCCCCCTTTGCCGAACCAGATATCCCCGCTGCCCGTTGAATGGCGAGTGTTGACCCCAGCGACAATGCAGCAATATCTGGATGATTTGAAGATTGGCAATGCCCCGGTAGATGCTTATTATGGATTAACGCCCAAGGCGTATGAGAATTTAAGTACAAACATTGCAGAAATTAAGCGGTATATTAGGCAGAGTATTAGTATTATAGATTACTACAGGAACCTGGATTCTAAAGATGAGCTACCAATTGAGGGAACTACTGAAACGCCATGAGGGCGTAAAGACACATGCCTACAAAGATCATTTAGGTTACGTTACTGTAGGGGTGGGTCGTTGCTTAGAAGATGAGATAGGTCTTGGGCTATCAGAAGATGAGATAGACTATTTATTAAACAATGATATTGCTCGATGCCGGGAAGAATTAATCTCTGAGTATAGTTGGTTTGTGGATATAGACAGTATAAGACAGGAAGCGCTTATCAATTTATCCTTCAATATTGGTCAAACAAGACTGAGGGGGTTTGTTAAGGCTTTAGGACATATGGAAACTGGGGATTATGAATCCGCAGGAGATGAATTTTACGATAGCAAATGGGCTTCTCAAGTTGGAGATAGGGCTTTAGAAGTCTGTCAGATGATTAAATCTGGGGAGTATCAGGTGAGATAATGCCTTTACAAAAATTTTTATTTAATCCAGGTATTAATAAAGAAGGGACAGACTATACCGCTGAAGGTGGGTGGTTTGATGGAAATCTTATTCGATTTCGGAAGGGCTTTGCTGAAAAAATAGGCGGCTGGCAGAAATATGTTACTACTACCTATGAAGGAACAGGTCGTAAATTACACGGGTGGGTTGATTTAGACGGCACCCGATTACTAGGTTTAGGCACACGCTTAAAACTGTATATACAGGAAGGAGCTTCCTACAATGATGTAACGCCTATTAGAGCTACTACATCAGCTGGGGCAGTTACTTTTGCAGCAACAAATGGAAGCGGTACTTTAACCGTGACTAACTCTAGTCATGGGGCTGTTCCTGATGATTTTGTTACTTTTTCAGGGGCTGCTTCTTTAGGGGGTAATATAATTGCTGCAGTTTTAAATCAAGAATACCAAATTGCTACAGTTCCTACTACAAATACCTATACCATCACCGCTAAAGATACAGATGGAGATGCGGTTCTTGCTAATTCTAGTGATTCAGGTAATGGAGGAAGTTCAGTTGTAGGAGCTTATCAAATAAACGTAGGTCTTGATACTTTTGTCTCTGGAACAGGCTGGGGAGCGGGTACATGGGGATCCGGTACATGGGGATCCACTAGTTCGCTGACCGATATTAATCAGCTTAGGTTATGGTCAATAGATAACTTTGGAGAGGATTTAATCGCTTGTGTAAGAGCAGGGGGAATTTATTATTGGGATAAAACAACTACTCTAAATGCTAGGGCTGTTGCTATAGGGGATTTAACTGGGGCTCATATAGCCCCGACTAAAGGTTTACAAGTATTGGTTTCAGATGTAGATCGACATGTTATTGTGCTAGGGGCTGATCCTCTTAATGCAGCTGGAACAAGAACAGGGTCTATTGATCCTTTATTAATAGCTTTTTCTGATCAAGAAAATGTTCTGGAATGGGAGCCTTTAACCACTAATACGGCTGGCTCTTTAAGATGTTCAGCAGGATCAGAGATTATTGGCGCAATTAGGTCTAGACAAGAAACTTTAGTCTGGACAGATGTAGCCCTTTATAGTTTGCAATTTATCGGCCCTCCTTTAACCTTTGGTTTAACTTTAGTTAACGAAGGGGTTAGTTTAGTTGGGCCTAATGCTATTGTTAATGCCCCCTCCGGAATCTTCTGGATGGATAAGAAAGGTTTTTATACTTATTCTGGTTCCGTAACGCCTCTACAATGTTCAGTTCATTCTTATGTTTTTTCTGATTTTAATGAAGGACAAGCGTTTCAGGTGTTTGGATTTTTGAATAAACAATTTAATGAGGTAGGTTGGTTTTATTGTAGTTCTTCCAGTGGTACGGTGGATCGTTATGTCTCGTTTAATTATTTAGATAACACTTGGAGCATTGGACAGTTAGCCAGGACAGCTTGGCTAGATGAGGGGATAGAATCTTTCCCCCGAGCAGCGGGGTTATCTAGTAGTTTAAATTATTTATTCAGCCATGAGACTGGTAATGATGATGATGGTTCTCCCATGGATAATGTTTATATTGAAAGCGGTGATTTTGATATAGGCGAAGGCGAGGATTTCCAATTTATCCGCAGGATGATTCCTGATGTTAAATTTAATGGAGATGGCGATGACCAAACTATAAATGTTGTTTTAAAGGCTCGGAACTATCCGGGGAATTCTTTAACAACAGACCAAACGACTAGTTTCACTAGCTCCACTGCTAAAATTGATATGAGGGCACGCGCACGCCAAGCGGTGCTTAGGTTTGAATCTGACGACGATGGGACAGATGAGGAACGGTTAGGGGTTGGTTTTAGAATAGGTGGAACTAGACTGGATATACAACCCAATGGAAGAAGGTAATGGCGAAATTATTAAACGGTCGTTTGCCAGTAGCTTCAGGAGATGCGGTAAATGTAGATGTTTATAACCGAACAGTACGGATTTTAGAGCTTAATCTAAATGCTTTTGATCCTAGTGCTACTTCTCAATTTAATAATTCTGAACTGATTAAGTTAAAGTTTAATGCAGGAGACATTATTTGGAATACTTCAATAAAGGCGTTACAAGTATACACAGGAACAGCCTTTGAGAATATATCGACCCCATCGACAGCCGGTCTGGTAGGAACAACTGGGGTAGGGACGGTGCAAATTATAGCTAATGGTTCTATAGTAGTTGAGGTAAGCTAATGGCAAGGACAGGAAGACAGTATCGCAAAAAGAATCCTAGTGGTAAACTAAAGAAAGTTATGCGTGAATTTAAGGCAGGAACTTTGAAATCAGGGGGTTCTAAAAAGAAGGTTACGAACCCTAAACAGGCCATAGCTATTGCTTTATCAGAGCAGAAACGACAGAAAAAACGATGAACAGATCAAATATTGCAGATCAAATTACTTCTAAGTATGGGACGCCTAGTTCACAAACGGGTATTCGTGGGATTGGTTCTAACGAAGCCTATCGCGCACAGGTAGATTCTTTATTAGACCAGCCTACTCACAGGAGGGCTGCTGGTGGAGGTTTTCTTTCTCAGTTCATGAACTATATAAAAAATTGGGATCCTAAAGCTGCTCAAGGTGAAGGATTCGGAGCTGATTTAGGAAGACAATTCAGCCCTTCTACTATGTCTATGGTTAAAAAAACAACAACCCCAGCTGTTCCTGCTCCCCTAGAAGAACCCGCAGCTACAACACCGGTTAATACACCTGTTGTTATACCCTCAACTACTCCAACCACCCCCCCGGCAGAAGTAGCCACAGCTCCAGCAGAGGGGGGTGCCATCA